GTGAGAAGATGACGCCAGAGAAATTAAAAAGTTTTTTTGGTGGTGTTAAGAATGCCAATATTTCAGATAAGAAGATTGATGAGTATTCTTTAATGTTAAAAAAAGAAGTTAAACCGAATACTGAGGCTTCTGCATCAGAGACTTATAGTGCATTGCAGACCGTTTTATATCATGATCAGAGTGTAAATTGTTATTATAGTCCATTGTTTATGTTAGTACGGGATCGTTTAAAGCGGATATTGAAACCTAATGTTATGTTAAATATGCAGAAGGATCGTGATGATATTGAGGGATTTATTAATAATTTTCATAAGTTTGGTGTTAATTTAACATATATTGAGAATGATTTTTCTAAATATGATAAATCTCAGCAATGGCGGTGTATGTTGTTAGAATGGTCAATATATGAATTATTGGGTATTAATGTTATTGATTTACAGCGTTGGATACAGGGACATGTTATGTCTTCGGCAAGTAGTGTTAAAGTTGGTATTAAGGTTATGTTATGGTTACAACGTCATTCTGGTGATGGTACTACTGCATTGGGAAATAGTACGGTAGATATGGTGTCAATTGCAGATGTTTATAAGTTTGTAGTTTTTTTATATGCTATATTTCTTGGTGATGATTCTTTAATTTGTACTACAGAGAATATTGATGTTTCTAATGTTACTTCTGATATGAGTTCTAAGTATAATTTAATAGCGAAACCGTTAATTAAATCACGTATGTATTTATTTTCGATGTATGGTGTTGAAGTAAATAATCGCATATATCTATGCGCAGACCCTTTTAAACGTGTGTTTAAATTGAGTGTTTGTGATACGTTTGATGAAAAGAAGTTGTATGAGAAATTCATAAGTTTTAAAGATGTTATGCGGAATTATGATAATCAATTGGTATTAGTAGCTTTGGAAGAGGCAATTACTACTCGTTTAGGTATTGATGTTAATTTAATGCCTATGTTAAATGGGTTATATACATTGACTACTTCATTTGAGAAGTTTAAGTTATGTTTTTCAGATAAGAAGGTTGAAGTTTTTTAAGAGAGAAAAGAAAGTTTGTTTAAATTGTTGTTTACGGTTTATTATTTTTGTTATTAATTTTGAATTAAA